AAGCTATTGTTCAAAAATGGACAGATTGACAAGGCTTATTCTTCAAACCCCCCGCGCCACAGTATCTTTCCCTTGGTGCTTTTGCTATTCCTGCAATCCGGGGTTAGAAAAGACCGGAGGAACACATGCTTGAAGCACTGTCTGAGGAAAGCCTTGAGAAAGCAATTGTGGCGATACGCGCCCATATTGCAGAGATGGGAGAAATAACTAACCCCAAACCAACCAAGCTTCTTATCCAGCCCGCAAAGCTCACAAGAAGTGTTGTAAACGCTATTGAAGCAAAGCTAAAGGAGAAGAACACATGACAGACGAAGAAATTTACGATTGTTTTCAGCAGCCGCTTTACACAAAGACTAAACCTTACGCCTGGGTAGACGGCAATTCAAGAATTCAATCAAAACAGATTGATCCTGTGGACATACCGCTTTACAAAAAGCTCCCGTGGCAGGGGCTGACGGATGATGAGCTTAGGGAAATGCTAGACTACGGCAAAAGTGGGTACATTGCAGAGTACACAAGGAACTTTGTAAACGCTATTGAAGCAAAGCTTAAGGAGAAAAATGGTGGCTGAACCTTATGCATGGGTAGACGTTGATGGATTTGTCAGGTATAAAAAATATAGCGAGCACGACACACCGCTTTACACTGCAAAAACTGAGTGGCAGGGGCTGACGCTTGAGGACATAGACGATGTTGGTGTCAGCAGAGATTGGGTCTATGGCGCACGGTGGGCGGAAGCAAAGCTTAAGGAGAAGAACACATGACTGAATTTCTATTAGCAAATCAATTGTTGGCATCAATTGCTGGTGGGGTTGTTGGCATACTTATGGGGATCATCATTGTTATTTGGGTGGGGGGCAGATGACTATTGAAATTCTACTTGCATTTGGTAGTGGGCTGATTGGTGGTTTGATTGGCGTACTTATTGGTGTTATTTTAGTGGGGGGCAGATGACTGAAACCGAACGTAAGTTAGACTTACTTTTAGGAGATGCACTTGCTGAAAACGAAAAGTACCGTAGGGCAAACGAACACCTTATCAGCGCAACGGCTGCTGCGTTGGTTGAAAATACCGCTCTCAAACTCAGACTTAAATATCAAGACGATAGGGAGGGATGGATTGGTACGCACTCGCCGGAATGTTGGACGTTTGGTCCGCGTCACTACGAGTGCGCCATCAGACACATAACTGCATTGACGGATGACGGAAAATGACATACTACGATAAAGCTGCGCCACCACCGATGTACACATCAACGGAGAACGTATACAACCCACCGCACTACAAGCAAGGCAAGATTGAGTGTATCGAGGCTATTCAGTCAGCGTTGACTGAAGAAGAGTTCCGTGGTTACTGCAAGGGTAACGCTATGAAATATATCTGGCGTGAGAAGCACAAGGGTGGCAAAGAGTCCATTGAAAAAGCGGCGTGGTATTTAGACTATATGATGCAGTGCGTGTAATGTCTGCCCGAGTGGTGAAATAGGTAGACACAAGAGACTTAAAATCTCTCGCCGCAGGGCGTGCCGGTTCGATCCCGGCCTCGGGCACCAAAGGAAACCAATGAGTTTAATTACCATAGACTTTGAAACGTACTACGATAGAACTTTCTCTCTGTCTAGGCTGACCACAGAAGAGTACATCCGTAGTAATAATTTTCAGGTAATCGGTGTAGCAGTCAAAGTAGATGATGCCCCAGCGGTTTGGTATTCAGGCACCCGTGAAGAGTTAATTAGGTGGCTTCGCAAGTTTGACTGGAAGAACAGTTCAGTCCTCGCGCACAACATGCTGTTCGATGGCGCGATCCTCTGCTGGTACTTCAAGATACCGAAACCCAAGCTGTTCGTAGACACCTTATGCATGGCTCGCGCTCTGCATGGTGTGGAAGTTGGTGGCTCGCTCGCAAAGCTGGCTGTGCAATACAGCATCGGTGAGAAAGGTACTGAAGTCCTTGACGCTAAGGGCGTGCGGCTAGAAGACTTCACCAAAGAAAGCCTTGCGCAATACGGGCGGTACTGCTGCAACGACGTTGAGCTTACATACAAGTTGTACAACATCTTCATCGTCAACTTCCCCGACAACGAGTTGAAGCTGATCGACATCACCATAAGTATGTTTACGCATCCCAAGTTCTACGTGGACGAGAAAATCCTGCACGAGCGGATGATCGACCTGATTGAGGAACGTAAGCAATTACTGTCTTCTCTAAAGGAGAAGCTGGGCTGCGAGAGCGACGAGGAAGTTTCACTGAAGCTGTCGAGCAACCCTAAGTTTGCGCAGGTACTCAAGGATTTCGGCGTTACTGTACCAACCAAGATCAGCGAGCGTACAGGTAAGGTAGCACCAGCACTAGCAAAGAAGGACGAAGGTTTCCTTGCATTGATGTCGCATGAAGATACTTTTATCCAAAGTCTATGTGCTGCTAGGCTGGGCGTGAAGTCCACCATCGAAGAGAATCGTATCCAGCGATTCATAGACATCGGGCGGCGGAACGGGGAAAGCCTTCCTATCCCGCTTAAGTATTACGGAGCACACACTGGCCGGTGGTCTGGCTCGGACAAGGTGAACTTCCAGAACCTACCTTCTCGGGACAAGAAGAAGAAAGCCCTCAAGAACGCTATCATTGCACCAGAGGGTTATATGGTAATTAACTCAGACTCCGCGCAAATCGAAGCGCGAGTACTTGCGTGGTTTGCGGGGCAGGATGACGTAGTTAAGATGTTCGTTGACAAGGTAGATGTCTACCGGGTGATGGCAGCTAAGATTTATAAGTGTAAGCCTGAAGAGGTCACCGCAGAGCAGCGGTTCATCGGCAAGACCGTAGTACTCGGGTGCGGGTACGGCACTGGCTGGGCTAAGTTACAGGCAACTCTTGCTACATCGAGCCCGCCCATGACTGTGGATGAGGTTGAAGCTCGGCGCATCATCGAGGTGTACCGGGACGCTAACCACAAAGTCAAAGACTTATGGACGGAAGGTGACACGTTGCTATCCCACATGATCGACGGGGTAGAGGAGGAGGTCGGGTTTGGTGAACACAAGTGCGTCGGGTTCGATTCGGATGGCATCATCTTACCCAATACCTTACGCATAGTTTACAAGGCGCTTCACCGGAACACAGAAGAAGTTCGGAGCAAGATTGTCCACAACTCCCGTAAAGGCGAGATCAGCATCTGGGGCGGCACCGTGGTTGAGAACGTAGTGCAAGCGCTTGCTCGCTGCATCATCGGTGAGCAGCTTGTCAAGATCAATGAAAGATATAAGGTTGCGCTAACAGTCCATGACTCGGTTGTCGTGGTGGTTCCAGCGGACGAGTGCGCGGAAGCAGAAGCTTGGATCACTGGCATCATGAGCATTGCGCCAGACTGGGCACCCGGCCTACCCGTGTCATGCGAAACAAAGAGTGGACTAAGTTATGGGGATTGCTGATAATAAGACTCCAACCACTCTAGTCACTATCAGTCATGGAACCACAAAACGTTAAATGGTCTTACTCTGGCCTCAAAGATTACGCTAACTGTCCTAAGCAATACGCAGAAGTTAAGGTATACAAGCGCTTTTCCAAACGTCCTACACAGCAGATGCTCTATGGCACTGAAGTTCACAGGGCTCTGGAGCATTACGTTAAAGATGGTACACCGCTAGCTGAGAACTACCTACAATTCAAGGACATGCTGGACACGCTCACCGACATGGAAGGTGACAAGTACCCAGAGCTTCGCATGGCGCTTACTTACGACAAGTCACCTTGTACCTGGGGGGCACCTGACTTCTGGGTTCGTGGGGTGGTAGACTTGATCACGGTCAATGGTGACACCGGCTATATAATCGACTATAAAACGGGTAGCAACAAGTACCCTGACCCTAAGCAGCTACAGTTGATGGCTCTTATGGCGTTTGAACACTTTCCCAAAGTTAAGCACATCAAGGCGGGGCTACTGTTTGTGATGCACAATCACTTCGTAGACTCTGAGTATCACCGAGACAACAAAGAAGCCTTGTGGAAAGACTTCGCTAACGACCTTGAACGACTCCGCTTGTCTCATATGAATGATGTGTGGCAAGCCAACCCAACCCCCTTGTGCGGGTGGTGCCCTGTCAAAACATGTGAATTTCAAAAAGAAAGATGATCATGGCTTACGAAAATAAACCTCGTCCCTATAAGAAAGAATACCAACAGCAGAAGGAGCGAGGGGAGCTTGACAACCGGATGGAGCGGCAACGTGCCCGCAGGGCACTTGACAAGAAGGGTGTAAATCGCGACGGCAAGGACGTAGCACATGTCAAGGCACTGAGCAAATGTGGCAGCAATGCGGACGGCTACGCCCTACAGTCGCCCCACAAGAACCGGTCCTTCAAGCGCAACTCTGATGGGTCGATGAAATAAATTTTGCGAAAGGGGTTGACGAGCACCTAAGTCGCCCATACACTGTACTTGCTGACTGGGGACGGTCAGTGATTCGCAGGCTCGCAGGCTTAAGGCATGAGTAGCCAACAACCATGTCAGTTGCGCGGTAGTCTCCTCTGGACACCATGACTTTCCGCTACGGCAGGCGCAACCGTTCCGGGGTACGTTAATCCCCGGCCCCTCTTCAGTTCCATACAGTGGATCACAATGACAGTTGAAATAATAGAAGATACAGCGGTAAAGCTGTTCTGTTCGCATGAGTTAGCCCAGCTTATTACAAGTTATATCAGTAAAAGCATGGTGACGAGTGCAAGAGGTAGCCACTCGGAAGTCCTAGTTCACTGGGGCATGGACGAGATGCAGCGCCTAGCGAGGGTGACACCCGCTCACATAAAGATACCCTCTCCTATTGCTCGCGACTACGGTTGGCCGGGGATGTTCACTCCCTTTGATCACCAGCGCGATACCTCACGCTTTCTTACGCTACACAAGCGGGCCTTTTGCTTTAACGAAGCTGGCACGGGGAAGACCTCCGCTGCTATCTGGGCTGCGGACTACCTGATGACTCAGGGTTTGATAAAGAGAGTGCTAGTAATCTGCCCGCTGTCCATCATGCAAGCCGCTTGGCAGTCAGACCTGTTCAAGAGCGCGATGCATCGCACATGTGGCATAGCTCACGGTTCTACTAGTAAGCGGGTGAAGGTGGTCGGTGGTAGCTACGACTTTGTGATCATCAACTTTGATGGCGTGGGCACCGTAGAGCGCGAGATAAGCGCAGCCAACTTTGACTTGATTATCGTAGACGAAGCCAATGCATATAAGAACCCAACGACTAAGCGGTGGAAAATCTTATCAAAGCTAGTCAAGTCTGACACTTACCTATGGATGATGACGGGTACACCAGCAGCGCAATCACCTATGGATGCGTATGGTCTAGCTAAGATGGTCAACCCGGAAGGCGTACCTCGCCGGATGTCCTCATGGCAAGAGAAGGTTATGCGCCAGATAACCCGCTTCAAGTGGAGTCCTAAGCCGGAGTCTCGGACGATTGTGTTCGACGCGCTGCAACCCGCTATCCGCTACGAGAAGGCTGACTGCCTAGACTTACCTGAAGTTACCTACCAGACCCGCGAAGTACCCTTGTCTCCTCAAGTACAAAAATACTACAACGAGCTAAAGAGAGAGCTGTTGATCAAAGCAGTGGGTGAGCAGATAACTACGGTTAACGCTGCGGCTGCGCTCAACAAGCTACTTCAGATTTCTGGTGGCGCTGTGTACACAGACAACCACAACGTCATTGAGTTCGATGTGTCTCCCAGGCTGCGGGTCCTTGAGGAAGTGATCGAGGAGTCAAGCAACAAGCTTCTTATCTTTGTTCCGTACACACATACGATTACGTTGGTGAAGAACTTCCTAGACAGCATTAACTGTTCCAGCGAGGTCATCAATGGCGCTGTCTCTGCCAACGAGCGGGGGGCTATCTTCAGCCGGTTCCAGAACACAGCAGACCCAAAAATTTTAGTTATTCAGCCCCAAGCAGCCTCACACGGGGTTACACTCACGGCAGCAGATACAGTGATTTTTTGGTCACCCGTCATGTCTGTAGAGACGTACCTACAGTGCATAGCCCGCATAGATCGAGTCGGGCAAGTTAACAAAATGACAGTTATTCACCTTGAGGGGTCCGAGGTGGAGCGCCGTATGTACACGATGCTGCAAGGCAAGGTGGACATGCATGAAAGACTAGTAGACCTTTACAGATCGGAGATGGAGAGTTCCAATGAATGATGTCGAAGACTTAGTTAAAACCTATTTGCTAATCCGCGCAGAACGTGAGACGCTTAGGTCTGTTTACGAAGCACAGGACAACGTGCTGAAGGAAGAGGTGGGCATACTTGAGGCTCATCTTCTAAGTGTCTGCAACGACACGAACACCAACGGACTGAAGACTACCTACGGGACAGTCACTAGGTCTGTGAAGGAAAGGTTCTACTGTACGGACTGGACAAACTTCAAGGATTTCGTTGAGCAGAAAGGCTCGATTGATCTTCTGGAGCGCCGTATCCACCAGAAGAACTTCAAAGATTTTATGGCCGAGCGGCAAAGTGACGGACTGCCTCCTGGTATAAATGTGCTACGAGAGTTTGATATCGTGGTGCGCAAATCCTCAACCCCCGTTAACACCTAAATCAGTACACATATGTCGAACGCACTAGCAACAATTCTCCAAAGCCTCCCCACTACTATTGATGGGGGGCTGGATGAAGACACCCTAGCCGTCGCTGGTAATGCGATGAACGGCAGCAAACGCATCTCCATCAAGGGGCGCGTGTTCCGTAAGTATGTTGGCGGCAAAGAGCAGTCGGTCAATACGGATAACTTTATGAACGTTATCTTTGTAAAGCTGGCCCACGACGCATCGCGCACCTTCTACTCGTCTGGGTATAAGGAAGGCGCGAAGATCGCCCCTGTGTGCTGGTCTAGTGACTCCAAGACCCCCAACGCTGAAGTCAAAACGCCGGGGGGAGTTAGCTGCTCTGAGTGCCCTAACTCGGTCAAAGGCTCAGGCCAGAACGGCATGGGCACCGCCTGTAAGCTGTCTTGGCGCACTGCCGTAGTACTGGAAAACGATCCGGGCGGCGATGTGTATCAGCTTGTGCTTCCCGCTACGAGTTCCTTTGGCAAAGAAGAGAACGGTCGCTGGCCCTTCCGTCCCTATGTGCAGATGTTGGCTAACAACAATGTTAGTGCAGGGCGCGTTTCGACCCGGATGGAGTTCGACATCAACTCCCCGGTTCCTCGGGTCTTGTTTTCGCCAGCTAAGGCAGTCCCCGCTGAGACAGTTGACGTTATCAAAGCGCAAGGCAAGAGCGTTGCCGCTGAGAACGCTATCAAGCTGACGGTGTTCAAGATTGACAACGGGGACGAAGAAGGCGATAGTCCTCAACCTGTTCGGCGCGAAGCGCCAACCCGCGCACCAGCGGTTCCTACTGGTGAAGTTTCCGATGTCATCAAGAAGTGGGCGAAAAAATAATGGCTAGACGTTATTCAATTAAGTTGGTTGAAGCGCTTCAAGCGTATTCAGGCGACAACATGGGCATGAACCTCGGGGCAGCTTGCATCAAGGCAAACCTACCAATGACTTACGTCGCAAGGGTGTTCGGGGTTTCACGCCCGACGATGGACACTTGGTTCAATGGACAGACTATCAAGCCAAAATACCACCGGTTAGTTGAGTTGCTGGTGATGGCGCTTAAGACTGATCTGGAGGCGGGTAAGCTGCCCGCTAAGACGATGAAAGAAGCGAAGCTGTACATCAGCGCTATAGAGCAGCCCTCGGGAGAATTAGTTCCTGTAAGCAGTTTCTAAGCGTAGCGCTGAGAAGCGCATCTTAAATAAGGCGGGGGGAACCCCGCCTTTATCGTCTCTGCGAACATGAATAAACAATTCTTTGAAAAAGTGCTGCCGACGCAGGGCAATTATTGCGTGGTGTCCATATCAACGGACGGTATAGTTCAACCGAGATTCTCAGAAAGCCTAGATGATGCGTTAGAAACCTTAGAGTTATTCAATAGCCGCAACCTCAATGCGTACTTTGCGTTAGGGACATTCAGCGGGCTAAGACGTAAGGCCGAAGACTGCTTATACATGCGGTCTTTTTTCTTGGACATAGACTGTGGGGAAGACAAACCCTACGCAACGCAAGACGATGCGCTAGAAGCCCTTCGTACTTGGCGCGAAACAACCGGATTTCCTGACCCCATACTTGTAGACTCTGGCAACGGTGTCCATGTGTATTGGCCTTTTACAGAAGAAGTGACTGTAGAGGAATGGGAGCCGTACTCAGCTAGGCTGAAAGAGCTTTGCCTAGAGGGCGGTTTATACATAGACCCCAAGGTAACTGCTGATGCTGCGCGTATTCTCCGTGCGCCCGACAGCTTTAACTACAAGTCTAACCCCCCGAAAAGTGCAGCGTTAGCAACAGACTTGGTATCCTATGACTTCAAAGACTTGACTCTCCTGATTGGAGAAACTGAGCAAGAAGAGTCCACTGCTGCCATGTCTGTGCTGATGGAAGCGGGCAAGGGTCTAGACGAGGACACCCGCAGGATATGGGAGCAACAGCAGCAGAACTTTGAGAATAACTTTGAGAAGATAGCAGCCACCAGCCTTGCAGGCAGCGGTTGTCTTCAGATAAAGCATATTCTTGAGAACGCAGCTTCGTTGCCAGAACCTCTGTGGTACGCGGGTATATCGGTAGCAGTACGGTGTACGGATGGCATGGAAGCTATCCACAAGTTGTCGGAAGACTACCCAGATTATTCTTATGACGAGACTGAGCGCAAAGCAAAGCAGTCCTTAGACAACGCCACTGGAGGGCATAGTTGTGCAGCATTTGAATCAGAAAACCCAGGTGGATGTAAAGGATGTCTCCACAGAGGGAAGCTCGGGAAGATCGGACCCCTTGCCCTTGGTCGCCAACTGCGGATCGTCATCGTACCCGCTGAACCTGAAGTCGAAGCAGATGAAGCGGAGCCAGTACGGGAGGAAGCGAATCCCCGCGCTGCGCCATTCTTCCCAGACTTCTTGCTCCCCTTTGCTAGAGGAGTGAACGGCGGCATCTACTTCACACCCCCCGCTCGGCACCTGAAGGACGGTAAGTCAATACAGGATGATCCTGAGTTAGTAACACCAAACGATCTTTACCCGATAAACAGGTTGTTCAGTCCTACGGACGGAGCTTGTTTGATCATGCGCCTTGTGTTGCCGAAAGACGCAATACAAGAATTTTTACTACCGATGAGGGACGTTGTATCACTAGAGAAACTAAAGGGAGTTTTAGCTGGAAACGGTGTTGTGTTTGAACCTCAGAGAGCGCCTAGACTCGCTTCATATATTATGAAATGGAATAGCTACATGATCAATACAGAACGCGCAGACATCATGCGCACACAGCAAGGGTGGACAGACGGTGCCGTTTCGTTTGTTCTTGGTGTAACCGAGTATGAGAAAAACGGCACTCGCCACTGCCCGCCGTCCCCACTATCCACAAACATCGTTAAGCATCTTAATACCGCAGGTAGCTTTTCGATTTGGCAAGACTGCATCAACAGCTTGAATGCCCCCGGCTATGAGCTACACGCATTCATATTCTTGTGTGGCTTGGCTTCTCCTTTGATGGAGTTTACCAATGTGAATGGTATTACCGTCTCAGCAATGGGGTCAGGCGGTAGCGGTAAGACCGGGGCTTTGTACTCAGCTATGAGCATCTGGGGTAAACCCGATGAGCTAGTCATTGATTCTGGCACGGAGAACGGTAAGGTTCAGCGCATGGTGAACCTGAAGAACTTGCCATTTGGGATGGATGAGCAATCGAACACATCGCCCAAGGACGTATCTGAACTGCTTTATAAAGTGTCTGCTGGCCGGTCTAAGCTGCGCATGATGGCATCGACTAATGCGGAACGGACGCAAGAATACATTACGAATCTTATCTGCATTGTGACGACGAATCAGTCATTCAGGGATAAGGCGTTCATGTTCAAGGCCGATGCGACGGCAGAAGAAATGCGGCTTCTTGAGATAGAAGTTAAGAAGCCTATGCATAAGGGTCATGAGTTGACCGATGCTCACGGCATGAAGATATTTGACACGCTTAAGCAGAACTACGGTCATGCTGGCCCCCTCTTCATCGCGCGGATTCTAGACCTAGGGGCGCTATACGTTACTAAGATGGTTGCCGAAGAGCGTGAGATTGTTGTTGAAGCATTCACGAAAAGCTCAGAGTATCGGTTCCTGAACAGTCTCATCTCAATCGTTTTTAGCGCGGGCCGGATAGGTAACGATCTAGGACTATTTAACCTCGACCTCGATCAAATCCGCAAGGCTGTGATGGTTGAGTTGAACCTGATCATCCAGGGACGGAAGAGCACCAAGGAACAGAAAGATGAGATTCTGGGTGAGTTTGTGAATAGCCATATCCAGAACATCCTCGCTATAGGCAGTGAGGATAAAATTTCTATGGAACCTCGTGGCCCGCTCTACATCCGTACCGAGACTGACACGAAGCGGATGTTTGTTTCTTCCAGCGCACTTAAGACCTACCTCAATGAGCGGCAGCTATCAGTCCGTGTCTTTGATGAGGAGATGACTGCGCGGGGTATTCTTATCCGCAAGCTGAAGAAGCGGATGGGGGGAGGATGGAAGGGGGGTATCGGAGCGCACAACGTACAAGCCTACGAGTTCAAGATGGACGGCTTGGAAGGATTGTTTGATGACGAAATTCAAGAATCGACTAAAGCTATCCCAGCTTAACGAGCCGATTTGGCTATTCCCGTTCCACGTAATGGAGATAGGGAATAGCTTTTTTATCCCCACTATGAAACCAGCAGCGATGATCTACGCACTGGATAGTGGGGCCAAGCGCGAACAAATCAAAATCAAGACTTTCATAACTACGAAAGATAAGGTTCTTGGAGTTCGCGCTTGGCGAGTAGGTTAGGGGGTTATGTCCCCTACCTGCTTGAAGATGTCAATCAAACTACGCTTAAGTATGTTTTCAGCGGGCATAAGATTTTTGATCATGTCAGTCCGATCTTTAGGGGTTATGTCTCGCATCAGCCGGATGTCGTTAACCATTTTTCTGAGTTTGTTTAGATTGCCGCCAACCTGTTTATTGTAGAAATCAACTATGAATTGGCTAGTTGGGTTATCGGTTATAAACGAAGCGTAAAGTAACGGGTCTTGCTTCAACGTATTTAAGCGGCGTTCAAGGTTTTTAATCTGGTTCTCAACGCTACTAAACTCTTTTGAGTCAACATTTGATGGCGCACCGAAGAAGCTATCAAACAGAATTGTATCTGTTTTAGGGTTAAAGTCTTTCTCATTAGCGGCTAACAGTTTCAATCCGTATCCTGTAGAAGCGACTTTTGCAAGTCCATCAACGTAGTTACTAGCCCAGAAGTACAGCGTATTCGGGCTTACATCAACAGCCCCTTTGGTCGCGTCAAACAAAGTATGAGCCGCTGTCTTGTAGATTTCTGGGATGTTGTCGCCGCCCGTATACGCATCACCTGAACGGTTCTGCCGGTTGTTGTAAATGTCTCGACCAAGCGCGTCTTTATTCATGACGTACTCAAGGAACGGGCGTAGTGCTGATGGCATCGCGCTATCCATAGCCCACGCAGCGGGATCATCAAGCAAGCTTATACGCGAAATAGGTATCGGCAGGAACGAGTCAAGCCCAAGCTGAACTGTGTTTGACAACATTTCTTTTATGGAAGAGTTGCCCATAGCCGCTGCCATCACTTGCGCCCCAGTCGCAGCAAAAGCGCCAAGACCAAACCCCCACGGGATTTGAAATGGTGTTTCCATGCCAGGGATAAAAAACCTCGCGTAATGTGACCACCGAGCCGAGTCATCAGTGGAGACACGGTTTCGTTTTTGATCATCATCGTCGGCCATCATGAACGCGGCTAAGTAGGTGAAAGTTCCAAACCCAAGCAAACCGTTAACCATCTGGCGCGTGGTGCCCGTCTGTTTTTTAGCTTTTGCAATGGCAGAGGTGATCTCGGCTTCAGTCGCTCCGGCTGCTTTAGCCTTAAGCCTAAAACCTTCTTCATTGAATCCAAAATATGGCGTAACTGCTTCAATAGCTTGCACAGCGCCCGTAGCTGCGGGCCTAAAGAACATAAACATCGCGCCCGCGATTTTGCCATAGCGACCTACTTGCTCAAAGTTAGCCAAGTTCTTTGAATCTACAGTTGCCCGTAGCTGCGCATCTTTTAGCGCGTCAGCCGCTGACATTTTCTTTTCTTTGTTTTCGGCTAAGTACGTCTGTTTAAGCACGCGATATGTAGCTATACGGCTGGTCAACTCAAACGTATCAGTCCAATAGTCAAAGACTTTTTCGACCTGATCCTTAGTCTGAAGGATACCACTACGTCCAACTTCTTTAGAGATTTCAGCCAACTGCCCACGGGCAGCAAGTCCCTGGATATAGGATACACGACCCCCTGCCTTCAAGTACTCAATCGCATCCCTAACGTACCCAGATTTATCCGATTGCTCAAGGGCATCTAACTCAGCATTCTTATGATTGGCTAAGTAATACGCAATTTTAGCGCTAGTCGCCATCTTAGTAGAACCAAGCTTGGCAACTTCCGTAATCAACTGCATGGACTTCCGGGGGCCAAACTTAGCACCTAATGTGAATGCATTTGTCAGCGCATCCCGCACAAAGTTCATGGGAGCAAATGGAAGACTATACCGTGTGTGCGTCTGCCCGATAAGGCTGGTTACCGCGTTGATCTTCTCAAGAAGTGGGTTAGCTTCTTCATAGGTACGGCGAATAGCTTCGCGCTGAAGATTGTTAGTAAGCGATATTACCGTGATAGAACCATTCTCTTCGTAGTGAAGAATTTTGGTTTCACCTTGCGCGGCCTTCAACGCATCAGATTTTAAATACCGATCTTCAAACGGTATGTTTATCTTAGCGCTACCGTCAAGCATACCGTCATTAACCGCGTTCTTGATAGATAATGTGAGTTCTTTACGCCCCAACCTAAGCGCAGCGCGTGAAGCATCTGCAAGGGATTGCAGAATAGGATTCTCAGAGTCTGACTTCCGGCCATAGAACGGTGATTGCTGATCCGTAAGGTCTGCGCCTAACCGTTTTGAGTTTGCATAGTCAAGGTCTTCGTCTTCTTTTGAAATACCAGTAAGGCCGGGGCGACCTTTGAATGGGACGTAGTGCTGATAATCATAGAATGCGGCAACCTTATTAACCGCTTGTGACCAGTAGTTGGCTTCGCTGTTCAACTGCTTAGAAACTTCCTGAAGTTTGTTGATTTCAGCCATTACAGCTTTCATCTTAGCAAGGTTGTACTTTGACTTGGGGTTCTCGTAGAACGCTTTCAGAGTATTGTATTCAGTTGGGGAAAGATCGCCGACGACGTTATATCTATTAGAATCAACGTCAAACATTTCAGGCGTAGTTGGTTTAGGGTTTTTGGCACTACCTGTAAACTTAGCCCAATTAACTCTGTTATCGACGAGAGCATCAAGCTGTTCTCTAAGCTGATTAGCCTCTGCAACTGCTGCCGCCGTGTCTTTAGAAGGCGCAGTAAGGCGTTCCAGAATCGCTTCTCGCGCTGCTTCAGGCGTGTACCACACCCCACCACTATTCCAAAGCTTATCTGTGTCATTAAGCGGTACTGTCTTTATGTATTTAACCCGCCTACGTTCTGGTTCGTGAAGGACGTAAGTGAACCCATGAAGCGCCCGCAACGCTTCTTGCACGCCGATGTTAGAAGCTTTTGCAAATTCCTCAATGGCCCTTGACACCGCATCAGCAGTAGGGGAAACGCGCCTAACATAATTCCACCATGCCCGCCCGCCAGATAACGAGATTTGGGTAAAAACGTTATTGATTTTATCGTCAATGGTTATAATTTTACCTAATCTAGTGAAGAAATCTTCGATGTTCTTAATAGGGGCAGCGGCGTTCTGAAAATTACGAACCATCTTATTGTATAAACTTTTGCTTGTAAGCTGCTCAACAACCGTCTTTTTGTTCTGTTCCCCGCCAAGGGGGAACTCATTTAGCATCTGTTCAAAAGAACGGTCTACTCTAGGTGGCGCAGCCGTAGTAGTCTGTTTGGAAGTTTTCTTCCCTTTAGCCGGAAGTACAGGCGCAGTACCACCTTCAACGGGTATGGGCACCGAAAGGATTTGGTCAAATATACCAAAGGTTTCTACTAAAAGATTGGACTGAACGACCCTATCACCTTGGAAAATCTCTTTAGCAAAGTCAATAATTTCTACTATATTTAAAAGAAACTTTGACCACAGGTTCTTTTTAAGTGGTACAACTGTGTCGGCAGAAGCTGGAAATAACAACGCTTTAATCGTTGGATCAAGTGATTTAATTGTTGGATTATCATCTATCCAGTTTTTCCAGTTAACTGAAGTAATGTGGGCTAAATCTTGTTGGAAAAATTTATCTGAAAGCGCGTAAGCAACAAACTCATCAAGGCTATCAAAATGATTGGGGTATTGTTCACTTAAATGGGTTTTAGCTTCTTCCATTGAAGCTTCAAGAGATTTAACAGCAGCTATTTGTTTTTTGGTAAGTCCTTTACCGCCAGCACGATATTTTGCAATTATGCTATGCGTAGCTGCATGTACAACTTCATGGATTATTGTGCTTTCAGTTAAACCATCATGAGTTATTTTAATCGTGTCGGTGTTAGGGTCATAAATAGCAAGATTACCATTAGGCAACGAAGAAACAAATTCAATTTTTGTGTTTAATTTAAGTTCGTATAAACGTTGGGCTACTGCTTTGATTATTTTGTTTCTGGCTCCCCCCGAACGTAAACCTTGCAAAACACCCATTAAGTTACCCTCAAAGAGTTGCTTAAGGATATCTTTGTTGATATATTTTGGAGTTGTTCTAGGCTCGTTATTTGGGGTATGAGTAGGTTCTGTTTTGCCCGAAGGATATCCAGCTTGTTCTGAAGTCAGCGGTTTCTTGCTCTTACCAAAATCGGCTTCTGCGGGTTTTGCTTCTGCCTCTGCTTTTTCTTTCTTAACTCTTTCTGCTTCAAGTCTATTGCTTATTTCTTGTTGAGCGGTTGCATAAGCTACGCCTTCTTGTGCTTTCAACTGCCTAGTTGTGTTTTCTTGCCAAGTAGACCCAACCTTAGCAACATAACCATCAGCTTTAAGAGCTTCCCATACCGCTTTAAACGCAGTATCGTGATGGTTAACATCGGATTCTTTTATCGCTTCTAACCTACCTAAAGCTGGTTTTCCTTTAGCTTTGCGGGTTTTGTTAAGTTCTTCTACTAAAACATTGGCAAAAAGCTTACGTTGGGCATCAGTTAACTTATCCCAAGGCGGTAATTGAATTTTTCTTTTATTGTATACTTTACGGTTGTCTTCATACGCGGCTGCGTCAGGAGCAGCGGCTAATGCTTTTGGTTTATTTTGAGCTTCACGAATTTTGTTGGTGTAAGCTACAAGCGCTTTAAAAGCGTTGGCACGTTGTAAAGGAGTATTCTCA